CTGAAAAATCCACATTCCGATTCTGCGGAATATAAGATGTGGGGCAACGGTGTGGCACTTCCCAATGTTTGCTTTGTGCTTTCTGGTATTGTGTACTACTCACAGTTTCCTACAGAATAATCTGCAGATTATTCTACACCTAAAATGCTTGATATATGTGCCTTTTAGAGTGATATATGTAGTACCGAAAAAAACAAAGGAGGTACTCAGAATGAGAATTGAATTTAACAGAACGGGAGCAGAAAGAAAAGCACTAGTTACGGCTATTGCGGAAATTCTTGGAACAAAGCCAAAATATATGGGAATGCCGACTGCGTCATATGACTTCGGAGGACTTATCGTTGATAAAAACGGAGCGTTGGAGTTTGAAGACAACGTGTTCCCAAAGGATATCAATGACCTTTTGTATCAGCTTGCCGAGCGTGGCTTTACAACCGCCGACAGCGAAGAAAAAGCACTTGCTGAGAAAGTGTCCGAAGAAACGGATACCGAGCCACAGGGCGAAAGTACTGCGTTGACAGTGGCAGTTCCGCTTGAAACAGTTGCAGTCGAAAACCTTACAAGACTTCTGAAAGTCAAAGGACGGCTGATTCAGAAGGCACTCGGCATCAGCAACCTCCCGATGGAACTCACTGCGGATATGGTTTCATTCCCTTGGTTTGACACCATTCCCGATGCAGACACAGCAAAAGCCTATACCGACTTTATTGCCGCACTGTGTAGGATGAGCAAGGAGCAGAAACGCATCAATGCCACCGAAACGGAAGTTACCAATGAGAAATACGCATTCCGCTGTTTTCTTCTCCGCCTCGGATTCATCGGAGCAGAATATAAGGCAGCCCGAAAGATTCTGCTGAAAAATCTGAACGGGAGCAGTGCATTCAAAACGGCAAAGGAGGAAAATGACAATGATATTTCCGAGTAAAGAGATTGTGGAGCAGGTACGCAGGCAGTATCCAGTTGGTACAAGAGTGGAGCTTGTGAAAATGGATGATATACAGGCTCCGCCAATCGGCACCAAAGGAATTGTTGAAGGCGTGGATGATACCGCATCTCTCCTTGTTGCTTGGGACAACGGCTCTCATTTGAATGTGATTTACGGTGAAGATGAAGTACGCAAAATATAGCGAGCCGACAACAGATATACACAAGATGCTGCGGAAAACATTGTGTAGTAATCGTATTGCTATATCTGCCAAAAAGAGCGAATATGTGTACAACAAAAAGAAAAACGGAGGTACACACAATGAACGAGAAAATCGCAAATCAGATTTCAGAGATGAAAAAGCAGACCATAGGCGTTGAAGTAGAAATGAACAACATTACAAGAGAACAGGCGGCAAAGCTTACAGCCGACTTTTTCGGAACGGGACGATATAAGAATACGGCATCAATAAACGGTTACTATACATGGTCGGCTTGGGACAGTCAGGAAAGAGAATGGAAATTTCAGAAGGACGTCAGCATTTCGGGAGACGATGCCCATAAATGCGAACTGGTAACGCCAATCCTTAAATACGAGGACATGGAAACCTTGCAGGAACTTATCAGAAGACTTCGCAAAGCAGGGGCGAAAAGTGATGCCACAAGAGGGTGCGGAGTTCACATTCACATTGGAGCAAAGGGACACACACCACAGACAATGAGAAACCTTGCAAACATTATGGCAAGTCACGAAAGCCTGATTGCAGATGCTTTGAACCTCGACCGAGGCAGAATGCACCGCTACTGCAGAACGGTAAACCCTAACTTCCTTGAAGAAGTCAACAGGAAAAAACCGAAGACAATGGCTGATTTCGCAGACATTTGGTACACTGCAAACGGAGCAGGCTACGGAAGAAACCATCACTACAATGACAGCCGATACCATATGCTCAACTACCACGCAACCTTTACAAAGGGAACAATAGAGTTCAGACTTTTTCAATTTGACGCTCCAACAGCAGACAGACAAAACGGACTTCATGTAGGACAGCTGAAAAGCTACATTCAGCTTTGCCTTGCACTGAGCCAAATGGCAAAAACGGTGAAAACGGCAAGTCCGAAACCACAGCAGAACGAAAACCCTAAATATGCCATGAGAACTTGGCTTTTAAGACTTGGTTTTATTGGTGACGAGTTCAAAACGGCAAGAGAAATTCTTACCAAAAGACTTGCAGGGGATACGGCATTCAGAACCGCAAGAGTATAGCCTTGTAAAGCCTTAATAAACCGACCGCTTCGGCGGTCTTAAGGCGGTAGAAGGGTATGCTCTTCGGAAAGGATGAAGAATATATGAAAAGAAAATACTACATTGCCTACGGCAGCAACCTAAACAAGGAACAAATGAGATTCCGCTGTCCGCAGGCAGAAATCATCGGAACATCGGAAATCAAGGACTATGAACTGCTGTTCAAAGGCAGTCAGACAGGCTCTTACCTTACCATTGAAAGGAAGAAGGGCGGCAGTGTTCCTGTTGCTGTGTGGGCAACTACAGCCGCAGACGAGGCATCACTTGACCGCTACGAGGGCTTCCCGACCTTCTATTACAAAGCGGAAATGGAACTGCCTGTAAAAAGTATTCATACAGGAAAAGTCCAAAACAGAAAATGCTATGTTTACATCATGCACGAGAACAGACACCTTGGCAGTCCGAGTGAGTTTTATGTCCACACCTGTTTGGACGGATACAGAGACTTTGACTTTGACGAAAAAATCCTAATGAAAGCTATTAAAAACAGCAGGAGGATGAGTCATGAAGAATAAAAATACAGATGATTTGAAAATCTGCCCACGTTGTCATAACGCCTATCATGGTGTGTCGGCTCTTTCGAGAAAAGACGGTCGGACGCTGATTTGTCCGGACTGCGGTACACGAGAGGCATTGGACAGTATCGGCATTGAACCGACAGAACAGGAGAAGATTTTGGACGCCATTCACCGTTCCATGCAGTTATAAACTACACAAATTCCTCCGCAGATATTTGGTACATATATGGCTCGGATATGACTTGCTATTATGTGCTTTTAGAGCGAATATGTGTACAACAAAAAGAAAAACGGAGGGTACACACCATGAAAAAGAACACGATTTGGGTAGTAAGAGCATTGACGGCAATCGAGCCGGGCAAGCTGGTCTGGATGGATTTCAAAACTTTCAAGAACGCAAGAATCGCAGACGATTGGATTTGCGATTACTGCAGAAAGAATGGCTACAGCATTACTGATTTCAACCTAGTAAGAAGGGAGGCATAAACCATGTGGGCAGAAGGCAGCATCAAGGTTCATAACAGCATTTTCCATTACTGGGTCAAGCACTACGAAGAGCCGAGCGAATACTACGGCATTGACGGTGGCAGGATTTCCAAACTGATGTTAAAGCGTGACAGTGAAATCACCTACAGCTACGACAGAGGGCTGGACATCGCCCCAACCGACAAAGCAACCGAGACGGCACTTGCCATTTTGATGAAGGAATACAACTAAAGCAGAGGATTCCCGAAGAACCGCCCGTAAGGGCGTGTTTTTCGTTAACGAGAAGGTGAGATTTTTGAGAAAACTGAAGAAATACATACCCACCAAGTTCAAAGCTGAGGACAGCATTTATGATAAGGATGCTGCTGATTTTGCGGTAATGTTCATCGAAAGCCTGTGCCACACCAAAGGCACATGGGCAGGAAAGAAATTTGAACTTATCGACTGGCAGGAGCAGATTATCCGTGACCTATTCGGTACGCTGAAACCAAACGGTTATCGACAGTTCAATACCGCCTATGTTGAAATTCCAAAGAAACAAGGCAAGTCAGAGCTTGCGGCGGCTGTGGCACTTTTATTGTGCTGCGGTGACGGTGAGGAACGAGCCGAGGTCTATGGCTGTGCGGCTGATCGTCAGCAGGCAACCATCGTGTTTGATGTGGCGGCTGATATGGTGCGGATGTGTCTGGCACTGAATAAGCGTGTGAAAATCCTTGCATCGCAGAAAAGAATCATCTACACGCCAACCAACAGCTTTTATCAAGTGCTTTCTGCCGAGGCTTATTCCAAGCATGGCTTTAACATTCATGGCGTGGTGTTTGATGAACTGCACACACAGCCAAATAGAAAACTGTTTGATGTTATGACCAAAGGCTCCGGTGATGCCCGTATGCAGCCATTGTACTTCTTAATCACAACAGCGGGAACGGATACCAATTCCATCTGCTATGAAACGCATCAAAAGGCAAAGGATATCTTGGAGGGACGGAAAATCGACACTACCTTCTACCCTGTGATTTACGGTGCGGATGAATCAGATGATTGGACAGACCCAAGGGTATGGAGAAAAGCCAATCCGAGCCTTGATATCACAGTTGGCATGGATAAAGTCGAAGCCGCCTGCAACTCGGCAAAGCAAAACCCCGGAGAAGAAAATTCTTTCCGTCAGCTGCGTTTGAACCAGTGGGTAAAGCAGGCTGTCCGTTGGATGCCTATGGACAAGTGGGATGCCTGTGCATTTGCGGTTAATGAAGATGAATTGGAGGGGCGTGTCTGCTACGGAGGGCTGGACTTATCCAGTACAACGGATATGACGGCATTTGTTTTAGTGTTTCCACCGCAGGACGAGGATGATAAATACATCATCCTGCCGTATTTCTGGGTGCCGGAGGATACGCTTGACCTAAGAGTACGAAGGGACCATGTTCCTTATGACTTGTGGGAGAAAAAAGGGTATTTGCAGACAACAGAAGGAAATGTAGTGCATTACGGATATATCGAAAAATTCATTGAAAAACTGGGTGAGCGTTTCAATATCCGAGAGATTGCCTTCGACCGCTGGGGTGCTGTTCAGATGGTTCAGAATTTGGATGGCATGGGATTTACCGTTGTGCCTTTCGGACAGGGCTTTAAGGATATGTCTCCCCCGACAAAGGAACTAATGAAACTTGTTCTGGAAAAGCGGATTGCACATGGCGGTCATCCTGTACTCCGTTGGAACATGGACAACATTTTCATTCGTACCGATCCGG